TTTTTTTGCATTTGTTGCAGAAAATGTTAAGAATTTTGTTGATTTAGGCTTGATGGAATACGAGTCTTTAGATTTAGCAGAAAAGAGCTTTTGGAAAGTTTTTACTAAAAATCATCAAGAAATTAGGGCTGATGAAAAGTTAGTAAGACATTTTATTTTAAGAAAAAGAGAAAAAATGTCAAAAGAGTTAGAAACCCCATTATTTATGGTAACAATGTATGATGATTTACCAGATAATGTAAAAAAAGAATATTGGAAACAAATGCTTGGATTTTTTTTAGTATTTGAATTACATCATAAATCAAAGTCAGATATTATTGTTAATACATTAATTCCTGAAATTGAAAAATGTGTTCAAGAAGAAGAGCAACAAATTTTACAAGCTGAGCTATTATCTAACCAACCTAAAACATTAGTTCAAACTAATGATGATCTTAGTAAAAAGTTAAAAGCAAAATTAGGACGTCAAGCTAGATCAAGAGCACCAGGATCAAATCCAAGTGTAGGACTAAATCCAAATGCAGGATTTGATATGTCCAAGCTAAATTCAATGATGGCAAATTTTGGTTTAGATCCATCTAATCCATCTTCATTAGATCCTAGTAAATTGATGGATATAGTTGGTAAGATGATGGAAAACACAGATTCTAACCCATTAGCTCAACTAGGATTGGATGAAGATATGAAAAATTTAAATATGGGTAATTTATTAAATCAGTTAATGCCAGGGGTTACAGATACAAAGAATGAAACTTTAATGGAAACATTAAAGTCAGATATTACATCTACAATGGGTAATTTAGAATCAGCAGATCAAGTTTTTGAATTAACAAAAAAACTAGGAGAAAAATATCAAAATATGATTGCATCAGGAGATCTTGATCCAAATGAAATTGTAGGATCACTAATGGGTTTAATGACAGATAAACAATTTACTGATGAGTTATCTAAAATTGATGTATCAAAAATCAAGCCAGAAGATATGGTAACTAAAATGATGTCAGAAGTATCACCTGAAATGTTGGGACAACTCACAGGAGGAGCTGGGTTAGGTGGATTAGAAGGTTTAGATTTGGGTAATATTGGATCATTAGTTTCAAGTGTTGCTGGACTTGCAGGTGCAGGATCTAACCCAAGTCAAGTTGCAGCAGTACCAGAAACCGAGTTAACATCTGAACAACTGAACGAGTTAGAAGAGTACTATAATAAAATACAAGTTGAATCACAACCAGAGTTAGATTAAAAAATTTAATATCTAATATATAGTTATTAAGTTTTTAATATGAGTCAAGAAGAGTTATGGATATATAACCCTCATATACTATTTACAAAAATAACTCATTTTTATCCTGGACCTGATACAAATTTATTTAATTCAATTTCACGATACTGGATGATAGCATGTGGAATATTTTTACTATTAGGTTCATATAAATGGGCATATTTATGTGGAATAGGATTTATATTGACTAGTTTGGTAGGATGGATATATTCTCAAGATGAAAAAAAAGAACAAAAAATTTCTGCAATTAGAAAACATTTATCTTGTAGAAGATCAACAATAAATAATCCAATGGCAAATGTTTTACCATTAGATCCAGATGCAAATTTAGAAGCTTGTGATGATGAACCAGAAGAAAAAATTAAAAATAATCTATTTTGGGAATTTTATGAAGATGAAAATGATTTAGCAGCAAAAACTCGTATGAGAGCATTTATTACAATGCCAATTACTTCAATGGTTAATAAAAGAAAAGATTTCTTAAATTTTATGTATGAACCTAGACTTAAATGTAAATCAGATGGTGTTGGTTGTGAAGATTTCAGAGATTTACGTTATAATAAATAAAATTGTTTTATAAAAAATAATATATAATTCTATATTATATCAAATGAATCAATTAAATCAATTAAATCAACCAGATCAAAATAGTTCATCTGGAAAACTTAAATACTTTACAAATTCTAGACAATTTGAACAACCACTTTTTAGATATTATCAAGATACAATTGTTCAACCTAATAGTTCAATGATATTTGGTGCTAGTGGTGATTTTGTTTCTGGTATTAATACAAATACTCAATATACAAGAAATATACCAGATCCGAGTGTACTTAAAAATACAACAACTGTTGCAGCTGGTTTTGATTCTAAATTTTTTCCAAGCTTTGGCTCTACTAACACCTTAGGTGGAACTATTGGAGATCCAAGAGATCGTGCTAACAAAGTCGGTATTGAATCAGAATTTAAAATGCCAGTTCATTCTAAAAAAAATGAAATCCCTGAATTTAAATCAAATGATGGTAGAAGTTTCAAATTAGTTAGTGATAGAAGAAGAAATTTAGATTATTCTAACTATATTCCAGCAGGATCAAAAACAAATGCTGGATTTGGAAATATTAATGATTTTAGTAAAATTAAATATGGTGAATTTACACGTGATGTTCAAGGACCATCTAGAGATATTGAGTTAGATAGATTTCATCCTACATATAGAAATTTTCAACATGAGGTATATGGTTCAAATCCTTTACCTAAAGACACTAGATATTTAAATAAAAAATTCTAGTATCGAAATTAATTTCTAATATATATTATATAAATGTCAGGAATAAGTTCTAGATTAATTAATGATTCATGTGCTATTTCACAACAAATGAAAACATCATGTGGCCCTGCTGAGTATTCTTTATTTTTAGACTACCACATCAACCCTAGTTTTAAAGGTCCTAAAGATATTCCATGTGCGACACAAACAAAAACTGTTGGTTGTGCTCCTTGTGATTTAAATTCAAATGCAACTGTTTCACTTGGACCTCAATCATTTGTTCAACTTGCAGATATTGAAGACAACTTGAGAGGAATAAAGAGAAATTTAACTATATGTTCAAATGCTAAATTTGCATCTTGTGATATTGTACCTAATTCTCCTAATAGAATTAAAGGTGAATGTGCTAACAATATTGTAATGAATCCTCATCTATGTGATAGATCTATTGTTCCTACTAACCTTAAATTTCCTACTTCAAAAGGTTTTTAAAGTAAATCTTGAATTAGTAAAAATATTTTTTGTAAAAATAATCTATTAAATCAAGTGGTTTTATTGATAGTTTAATATAATCAATAATATCATTTTTATCAATTAATAACTTGGGTATATATTTATTCTTTACCTTCTTACCAATTAGTTTATAATAATAATCTTTTGTATTCAAATACTTGTCAATCCATAAATCCATTCCTGGAACTATATTTGATGTTGAACTACAATTATGTATTTGACAATATGTATCAATTAACTTTAATTTTGATTTATTTATAAAAATATTTGCAAGTTTTGTTAACTCTGTGCTAAACTTATTTTCATACCATTCTAAATCATTTAATTTAATTGCTTCATTTTTTTCTCCTATTGATCCAAAATCTATTAATTGTACAACCCATCCATATGTTGGTATTTGGTATGATAAAATATTTATATGAGTTTGTGTTGTTTTATTTACTCCTATATTCGGTGCTCTTAAATCACCATGAACATAATTATTGGTATGTAGTAAATAAACACAATATGTTATTTGGATAATAATTGATAATAATTGAAACTTGTTTAATGTATAAATAATTTTATCTAATGTTGTATCAACCAAAGTATAAATTTTTTTAACAATATTATCTTTTATTTCATAATCAATTAGTTGAATAAAATTAGATGGATAGGTAAGTGCAAAATTTTTATAAAAATTTATCTCTCTCCAAAAGTATACTTGATTTAATTTTTCAATTTTAAGAGCATAAAATTTATTTTCTACTTCAATTAAATAAACTTTTCCTTTTGTTCCATGTCCGAGTTCTTTTATAATTTTGTATTGAATCATTTAATTTACTATTATTAAAGAAAATTAATAATAGTAAAAAATATATTAATTTAATATATCAACTTGGTTAAATTAATTTTATTATTTAGTAGTTTTTCCAATCAATAAAAATATATAATTTTCATTTTTTTTTATCTTGGTAATATTTATATTAAATGTCAGGAATTTTTTCAAGAAAGATTTATGATGATTGCTACCAATCAAATCGTTTAAATCAAGGTACTGCACCTGGTTTATATAAAGTTAACTCTAATCAAGTTCAAAATTCATCTTGTGTTGCTTCAAATGGTATGAGTAACTCACGTGGTATGTGGTATGGACCTAATGAATCTGCATATGTTACTTCTTTATCCGATATTGAATCACATTTAAAGAATTTAGATTTACCAGATTCTAGATGTCTTGAAGGTAGAACTGTTTCTGAAAAAAATGCATATGCTAATTATTTGTCAAAAGAAATTAAACCAACAAATGCTATGTGTTCAAGAAATTTAGAACCAACTAACACAAGACTTGAAACATCTGTTCTAGATATTAAAATGTCACCTCAAACAAGATTTGATTTCCCAATTAGAGATCCTAGATCATTTGTTTTCTTTGGTCTTCCGGGTTCTGAACAAGTAGGATCAAACCGTTATGGTGTAAATACTCGTATGCAGGCTAAAGATATGACACCTGCAGAGTACTATGCAAAGTTATCTGGTGCTAAAAAATAAAAAAATTTAGTTATTTAATAATAATTATAATCTATACAATTATTATTATGGCAGAATTAGCTTTATTAGCAGGATTAGGATATGCTGGATATATATCTGATAAAAAATCAATAAATCAAGACAAAAATACATTGTACAGTGATAGAGTATTGCTAGATGATTTTAGATATTCACAATATCATTCAAATATAACTAAACAAATGGACGAAAAAGTTAAAAATGTATATGAACAAAGATCAAAAGATACAATGGATCCAAAAAAATTTATGATTCCTGTATATTATGGACTAGAAGATAGAGAACAAATAGGTGCTGGTTCTAGTTCCGAATCAAGAAAACAAGGAGTTCCTTTAGAAACATTTGAATCACAATTTGAACTTCAAAAATTTAATTCTAATTCTAAACCAACTAGTTTAAATGAATATGGTTCTGAAGGAACTTCAGCTTGGTCAGTATTTGAAGCTTTTAATCAAAATAGTAACTCAGATAATAACTCTGATATGACATATGGTATAGTTTCTGCATCTGATAAATCATTTACTCATAATAATATGAATATTTTTAATAGAATGAGAGATATGAATACTCCAGCTCTACGTGATAGTAGAAAGTTGGAGTACTTTACAGGATCATCTACTGATGGTACATATAAACCTAAAAGAGAAGTTGAACCTTTTTTTAAACCTGTTGCTGGTAACACATGGGGTCAAGGTGGAATGCCAGGAGTTAGTACTTTTATTGAAGGAAGAATGCAAGATGGTGTTAGAATGGAAAAAAGAAAAGAAAAACCATTTGAACCTAGAAGAATTGGTCCTGGTATTGGACTATCAATAGATCAAGATTCTTTGGGTGGGTTACACGATAGCACACGCGTACTACCAAAAACAGTTGATGAACTAAGAAGAGCAGATAATCCAAAAATTTCATATCAACCACCAATTCTTCCTGGAAAGAAGGGTGAAAAGAGATCAGTAGTTGCACCATTTGAACATAGAAGACCAGATAAATTTAGAGAAAATGTTACACCTGTCGCATCAGGTGGTCAAATAAAGGGACAAAAAATAGCTGATAATATTAATTTGGAAATTGGTAATAGAACATTTTCAACTCCAGTTATTGGTCCAGCTTCAGGTAACTATGGTATTACAACTCCTAAAATGAAAGGTGAAGTTCAAGCTCCAAAAGAAAAACAACTTGGAGAAGTTAGTATGGGTCCTGCATCTGGTCAAAATAGATCTTTACAAAATCAAAATGCTTATCAAGCATCCGATACTCAAAGAAATCAAACTTCAGTACAATACTCGGGTGTAATGGGTGGAGTTAAACAAGCTATTACTCCTTATGATCCTAAAAATGTTACAAATCCAACACAACAACTACCTTCATACAATCCAGTTGGTGCTGGAGCATCTAGAGGTTTTAATGCATACAATCCAAATAATGTTGCCAATCCAACTCAACAACTTCAATCTTATGTTCCTACTGGTGCTGCATCTAAATCTGGATTTAATGCATTTAATCCAAATAATGTAGCAAATCCAACACAACAACTTGGATCTCATGTTCCTACTGGAGCTGCATCTAAATCTGGAATAAATGCATTTAATCCAAATAATGTTGCTAATCCAACACAACAACTTAAAGCATTACAACCTGCAAGTGGTGCTGCATCTAGTTCTGGATTTAATGCATTTGATTCAAAAAATATTGCTAAACCAACACAACAACAGTCTATGATGACCCAACAATTCCAAAATCAATTTACTGGACCGATAACACATACAACTCAATTTCAAGATCAAGCTAGACAAACACAACAACAAGAGTTAATGGCCCAACAATTCCAAAATCAATTTACTGGACAACAATCACATATGACACAATTTCAAGATCAGGCCAAACAAACACAACAACAAGAAATAATGGCTCAACAATTCCAAAATCAATTTACTGGGCATCAATCTCATATGACTCAATTACAAGATTATGCTAAACAAACACAACAACAAGAATTAATGGCTCAACAATTCCAAAATAATCTAACTGGACATGCGAGTCAAACAACTCAGTTCCAAGATATGGCAAAACAAACTCAACAACAACAATTGATGACACAACCATTTCAAACTAATTTAACTGGTCCTACAAGTTATATTATACCAATGCAAGATCAAGTTAAACAAACTCAACAACAAGATTTAATGACCCAACAGTTTAATATGTTTTTAGCAAGTTCACAACAAAATCCAACAACTCAGTTACAAGATCAAGTAAGACGTACACAACAACAAGATTTTGTGAATAATCAATCAATGGGTTGGGCAGGGACACATCAAGATTCAGGTTATGCAGTAACAGATGCTCATGCTCCTACAACAATGAAACAACTTATTAACTACAATGGACATACAAATGGTGTGGGAAATCAATCAATCTTACAATCCAATGCAGCAATTGCAACTAACTGGTATGCCCCAACAACATTAAAAGATCAAGTTAAAAATGTAAATTATATTGGTTCTGGAGGAATTACATCTCAACAAATAAATCAAATGCAGTATGCAAATGCTAATACAAATGCATTTAAAGAAGTTACTGTAGGATCACGTGATCCTACAACAGCAAATGTTAATTTAGCACCATCAGTTGGATCACTAGGTTCTGTTGAGCTCCGGGACCCAATAAATATTGATCGTTTTAATCCACCAAAACAAAGTAATTTTAATGCAGCAAGACCAGATATGAATATGATGCAAAGAACAACACCATTTTATAATGATAATATAAATCAAAATCAAATGTCAACTTTACAAACAAATCCATATTATTCAAATGGTCCTTCACAAATGTATCATTATATGAATACTCCTGGTTATGCAGACACTATAAATCGTCAACAACTTGCGATAGCGCCTCTAGGTCAATCAATTTGCACAAATCTTGGTCGTTTGCAATAATTTCAAGTAAATTTCTTTTTACCACATATTCATGATTATCATGAAGTAACTGATTAATATAATCGTATGCTCCAATTATATTTTCACGTCGTTTTGCAGCCATTATGAGTATTTTACCACTTTCAAAAACAAATACTGTTACTGGTTTTTTATTTCCCAAATCAATTTTAACATGAACAGGCGCATGGATATCTGGTTGATATTTAGGTCTAGTAGTAGGATCTAATACACCATTAATTTTTAGTTCGATTAATCTCATATATAGTTGAGATCTATTAATTTTAGATTTATACTGAAACATTGTATTAATCATACTTATTTTTATTCCTTTGAGTTTAACTGTATCAAATTGTAAAAATCTTATAATTTTTGGAATCGCCGCAGGTGTATCTATTTTACAAAGTTCACCGTCTGGATTTACAAATACACAAAACTCTCCTTTTAAAAGTTCAACTAGTTTATTAATCATAATATTACATTGGGGAATAGATTTTAATCCAGAAACTTGTATTGATCCATTATTAAATAACTTGAGATTAACATATTTTTTTTCATTTGAATTATAATCTATTGGAATAGTCATTACCACTGTGATTTGATTGAAAAAATTATCTTGAATATGAATAGGAGTTAAATCAGTTAAGCTTTCTTTTGATTCTTTTGATTCTTTTGATTCTTTTGATTCTTTTGATTCTTTAGATGCTCTTATTTGTTTTTTCTTTATAATAGTACGAGTTTTTAACTTTGATTTAATCGTTGAGAAATTTGCTGAATCTAATGGATAATATTCTAAAATATTTTGAATATTAAATGTTGAATCAATAGATCCTGTTAATGTTATTGCAAATATTTCCATTTGTCCTGGTAAATCAAAAAGATCATCAGGTATATATATTGAACCTGGCTTTATTTCTATTGCATCACTAATAACTACTCCTTCTAAATCATCCTCAAGTTCATCTAAATCAACAAGTTCATCATCATCATCATTTAGTCCATTCATTTATTTTAGTTAATCAAATAGATTGATACAATAAATAAAAATTGCAATTTTTAATCATTTAAAAAGATTAGTATAGAATATATAATAATGTCAGATTTAGTTACTAATTCTTTATCCCATGGTTATCTTTATTTAATAACAGGACCTATGTTTGCAGGTAAATCCTCTAAATTAATTAGACTAATTAGAAATTTTAAATCTAAAAATGTTCCTGTTCTAGTACTTAAACATTCTCTTGATACTAGATATGATGGATTACATTCTATTTGTTCACACGATAAAATTAAAGAACCTTGTCAAAGTACAGATAAATTAGATATATACCTAACCCATCCTGACTATTTAGCAGCTCAAGTGATTGTTATAGAAGAAGCTCAGTTCTTTGGTGAAGATATTGTAAAGTTCTGTGAGCATGCGATGGATGTGGATTCCAAGTATCTAATTGTAACAGGATTATCTGGTGACTATAAACGTAGACCTTTTGGTTTTATGCCTCAAATTGAAGCTTTAGCACAAGGAAAAGAAATGTTATATGCTTATTGTCATTTTTGTGATGGATGTGTACAAGCTCCTTATACTGCAAAAATTTCAGGTACAGATGAAACTATAGATGTCGGAGAGTCAGATAAATACAAGCCAGTATGTTTAAGTCATTGGTTAGAAAATAATAAAAGATTAAGAACTTCAAGTATTTAAAACTTCAAGTATTTAAAACTTCAAGTATTTAAAACTTTGTTTATGAATTTATTTTATTAATATTAAATGGTAAAAGTTTTAGGTTTTGATGTTGGAATTAAAAATTTAGCTTTTTGTATTGTTGAAAAGATTGATACAAAGTACTATATTCAATCAAATGATATATCGCATACAGATTGTTGGAACATTATAAATTTGACTGAACAAGATAAATTATTATGTGCAAATACAGGATGTACAAATCCTATTACTCAAACTTCAGAAATTGGTGGAACTAAATATTATTTTTGTACCAAGCACAAACTTTTACATAAAGCGCTTCTTCAAACTCATCCTTTAGACTTTAAAGAATGTGAAGATACTAGTTGTAAATGTTCTCATTCAGCTTCATGTAAAACAAAGTCAAAATATATGTGGGGTGGTAATTCAATCTGTTTAAAACACAAAGATATGATATTACGTAATGAAGAAAAGACCCGTACACTTACCAAGTACAAAACTTTTGTTAAGGATTTTACAATTCATGATTTAAAACTATCACTTTTAAATAAATTAGATTCTTATAAAGAACTATTTTTAAAAGTTGATGTAGTATGTATAGAAAATCAGCCTACATTTAAAAATCCAACAATGAAAGCAATTTCTGATGTGATATATACTTGGTTTATGATTAGAGGATTGCTTGAAAAGGAACTTAATGGTTCTACAATAAGTAAAATAACATTTTTTGCTCCATCAAATAAATTAAAAATAGCAGGGAAAACAGATGATATTAATGAACAGATAGATCAAGCTGATAAAACTGGATCTAAATATAAAAAAACTAAAGAATTAGGTATAACAAACTGTTTAGAATTTATTAAATGGAATCAATCATATGTAGATCATTTAAACACATTTAAAAAAAAAGACGATTTATGTGATGCATTTTTACATGGAGTTCATTATATAGAAAAAAATTTAGAACCTAAAAAAACAAAAAATTTAGAACCTAAAAAAACAAAAAATTTAGAACCTAAAAAAACAAAAAAATCATCTAAAAAAAAAAATAATGATATTTAATTTTCAAGTTGTTTAACTTGACTATCTACTTTCTTTCTATTAGATTCAACCATATCTCTATAATCATATGTTAGATCTCCTATCATATCTACATATTTCTTTTTAACTTTATCTGAAGATTCATATTCTTTTATTTTGGCATTTAGTTCGATCTCTTTTTTAGGATCTAACTTGATACCCGCGGCTGCTAACATTGTTTTAGCAAAGAATAGAGCATTAACCCCACGATCACATAATAGTTCTAAAACTTTGGATTTATCCTTGGTTTGCCATCTACAAATAAAATCTTCATCAAAATCAAATAGTTGAACTCTGTTATCTCTCCTATTAGTATTTAAAATATTTTGTCTTTCAGGTTTATCAGGATTTAGATGATAATCTTTTACAAATTGTTTAATAGCCTGATCTGGATTATTAGCATATTCCAAATACTTTTTAGTAGAAATTTTATAACTTGCATCTCTAAAAGGTAACATCTCAGTTCTTTCTGAATTTACATTTATTTGAATATTATTTTGTGTATTTGCTGTATTATTAGTTGTATTATTAGAGTTAATATTAGAATTATTAATTTGATTATCTATTTTATTATCAATTTTATTAATATGACCACAAACATTATTTATTTGATGGTATTGTAAATTTTGTTTTGATGCAAAAACAGTACTACAACTATTACATTTATATTCATATTCATTTATTATATTTTTTTTACATATATCAGATTCAATATGTTTTTTATAATTTACAGTTGATGATAATACTTTGCCACATTTTTCACATTTATGTTTTTTATTTTTATTTTTTTTAGATGTTAATTGTTTTATTTTTTTATATTCATCTAAATATTTATCTATTTTTATTTTTTTATATTTTTTTAAAACTCCATCTAATATAAAACAACAAGTCTCCCAATTATTAATATGGTTTGTATTACATAAAAAACAACTTGCCATAATAATTATATTGTATATATTTTTTTAAATATTTTTAGCGTATATTTTACTTATGAAACATTAGATACGCTACATAGGGTATGTCTATTGAAGCAAATCTTCAATGGCGACCTAGCATACCAAAGGCAAGCTGTATGTCTATTGAAGCAAATCTTCAATGGCGACCTAGCATACCAAAGGCAAGCTGTATGTCTATTGAAGCTCCAATAGCGATCAGATAAGTATATAGGGTATTTAACTTTTATATATAAATTAAGATATAAATAAAGATATAAATATTAAATTTAATAAAAAGATATATCTGGACTATATCTTACCCTACCTTTGCTTATGAAACATGGACTTGACCCAGATACGCTTTCATAAGCTTAGATACGGCAGGAGAGACTGGATATCTTTAAAATATTATAAAATGTTAATTAATATAATCTAATTATAGATATAAAAATAACTAAAATTCTTTCATAAATTGAGATACGGCAAGTAAAATTATGGTCTGAAAAATAATTAATTTAGTATATTATTAGACTATAATACAGAAAGAAAATAATTAAAATAATATATTTCTAAAAAATGCTCTCTAGCGTATCTATTTATTATGAAAATTTTTAGCGGGAGAGAGAGATTTTTTTTGGCCTCTCAGAAAAATTTTTAGGTCAGGAAAAATCTGGGATAAAAATTTTTAACAAATTTTTAAGACGTTTACAGACCATAAATGTATATTTTTAATTTTTATTGTATGGTCTGTTATAATCTATTGATAGATTAATTAATAAATCTATGGTCTTGTATTTTATCAGATTACTTTAGTTATATCTAAATTCATTATATATATCTTTGATCAAGATATAAATATTAAATGTAATAAAAAGATATATCTTGGCTATATCTTACCCTATCTTTTGCTTATGAAACATGGACTTGACCCAGATACGCTTCATAAGTTTAGGTAGGGTAGGGATAGATTGCATATCTTTAAAATCTTATAAAATGTTAATTAATATAATCTAATTATAGATATAAAAATAACTAAAATTCTTTCATAAATTGAGATACGGCAAGTGAAATTATGGTCTGGAAAATAATTAATTTAATATATTATTAGATTATAATACAGAAAGAAAATATTAAAATAATTATAATTCTTAAAAATGCTCTCTAGCGTATCTATTTATTATGAAAATTTTTAGCGGGAGAGAGAGATTTTTTTTGGCCTCTCAGAAAAATTTTTAGGTCAGAAAAAATCTGGGGTAAAAATTTTTAACAAATTTTTAAGACGTTTACAGACCATAAATGTATAAAATAAATTGAAACTGAGTAGATTTTATTATATAGATTTTAACTTTTTATGAATCGTCTCAAATAGACACAGAAAAAGTTGATAAATTATTTAATTCAGTTTAATTAAAAACAATTACAGTAAATTTATCAATTGACTAGATTTCAAATAATAATTTATTATTATTAAAGTTACTTGATTAAATTTAATAAATTATTATTTTGAGTTAATAATGGCTTAGTTCTTTTAATTTTTAAATCACTAAAATCATTTTTCTTTTTACTACCTTTATCTTGGTAAAAGAATTTAGGTATTTCTTCAACTACTGTAAATATTGGTATCATTGGTGGCATCAAATGATTGTACTCTTTGGGTATTGGAATACACATTGATCTAAATTCTTCAATTTCTTTATCTCCACCAAAACATTTTAGCAATTCTCTTGGTGGTGCTGGAACAATTGCTTTGACACAATCCTTAAATATTAGTCTTTTAATATTATTAAGTAAAGCAAAACGTTCATGTACTTTATAATCTGCAATAATTTCAAAATTATATTTTGAAGCACAATTAAATGAACAAAAACAGTCTCTCAAATAATATTTTTTTTCTTTATGACAGTATTTTTCAGGAAGTCCAATAGGTACTGTATTAAATCCATGTGAACACCATTTACACCATTGATTAGTTGAATTTGCCCAACACTTTCCATTAATATCATAAATTGATGAATTATTTACATAATATTTTTTTTCAATTGTTCCGTTATCAGTAATTTTATCTTCTAGATATGAAAATTTTTTGAATTTTTCAATAAGATCATCATGTCTTTTTTTAAGCAAGTCATATTCTACACATTTATCACTATATTTAGTCTTAATATTATCATCTGCTTCAATTATAAATGAATTTTGACTTGGTACATAGTAGTTTGTACCAAGTTTACTAGATGTTGGTTGAATAATATCAGCAATACTTTCTGTTAAATTATCCTCTGTCATTGTTAGATCATCCTTACCAATAATTTTATCTATGTCTTTATCTGTTAATGGTAAATGTGCTATAATACAATTTGGAACATTTGAAGCCATAGATGAGATTAAAGATTTATTTATTTCATAAATTTTACCAGTTGGTTTTCTTCCTCTTTTTTTTTTAATAATATCATCTTGTGCATCTTTAATTAAATCATCATCTTCTCTTACTTTTGGTTTTCTTCCTCTTTTTCCTACTTTCCTCTCTATTGTCTGTATTAATATTGATTCTGAGTCCTGTGGAGATACAATTTGCTCTTTTTCTTGATCTTTTTCTAGTTCTATTATTTGATTAAGGTTCATATGTACTTGTTTAAAGTAATATATTAATATTTCTTTAAGCTAGTTTGCTTTATCTGTAAAAAAGCTTTAATTTGTTGAAACCTGAGTTCTTTGTCTTCTCCCAATTCTCATTTTTGAAATAGATTGTATAGTATCTGTATCTTCAATAGAATCAGAATCAATAGTATTTACAACTCTAATACGAGAACTAGCAGATGTTGGTGTATCAACCAAAGGAATTGATATACCTGGATTTGTTGAACCTGATGCTCTTACACGTTCTAGTAAATCATTAAGTCCTGATGGTTTTTTCATCTCTAGATTTATTTGATTTGTATACATTGAATTTTGTGATTGATTTTGTTGTATTTGCATCATTTTGTTCAAATGAGGATTAATTGAAGCCTGTGTATTAGTTTGTTGATCAGTTTGAGGTTGGACTTGTTGGGCCATATGTTGTTGCTGTTGTTTAAGAATTGTATCTTGTTGTTGTAACTTGGTTTCAAGATCTTGTTTTTCTTTTAACATTTGTTGATACATTTGTTGCTGAGACATTTTTGGTATTGCTGCTGCAGGATTTTTTGGTTCATCCTTTTTACCTATATTTTTTTCTAATGTGGATGCTATATTAGCTTGAATTTTTTGTAAAAGTTCTGGATTTTTATCCACAAGTTTTTCTAATCCATACTGTTCTACAAATTGTTTAGAATAATGAAATGATGCTGCTGAACCAAAAATCATATACATTAATTTATATTCTGGTTCAACACGTCCAATATAATGTTTATATTTTTCATATAACTCTCCAAAGACTCCATCATAATTACCAATATTTGCTTTCATTTGTCCATGCCAACCTTTTAACTGAATACCAAATGGATCAAATTGACCATTCATAAACTCGAAGAATTGACATGCTTTAAGTAAACCATCTTTAGAAAAATCAACAGCAACTGATTTTTGTTCTAAATCTGTATGAAATCTAACTTCATCTTCCAAATCCTCAATTGAAGAACTCATAGAATATGATTTAGAAAGTTCTCTTCTTTTTTTAATTTCAGAAAGTATTGCTAAAAGTTCCATTTTTCTAAAACGAATCTCACGTTCTGTAGTATACTTGGGAACATATGGCATTTGTTGTACAAATCCTTGATTTGTATTTGTGTTTGTGTTTGTATTTGTGTTTGGATTTGTGTTTGGATTTGTGTTTGGATTTGTGTTTGGATTTTGATCAGTAGATCTTTTAATATCATTATAATTTGATACATAATCATCTAGCTTTTTATGTGAAGATGATCTGGCTCTTGATGATCTTGCTTTTGATGAAGATGATGAAGAAGAAGTTGTTGAACTAGATGTAGAACTTGATTTCTTAGATCTTCGTGATGATCTTCTAGATTTAGAAGAACTTGTTTTAGAACTAACTGATTCAGAATCAGATTTTAATGCTTTACTAACAATATGGGAGTCATCAGAGTCAGAATCTTCTTGTATTTTGTCCATTTTAATTATTTTTGATACTGGTTTTAGTTTACTAGGATCTGCAAAAAGATCAAGATGAAGTTCAGTGTCAGTTGATACAACATTTTTTCCTTTACCAACAAAACTGATGGAGTCACTTTTTTTATCAGAATTCATTTAAAATTTATAAAGAAACTAAATTAATATTATACGACGCAAATTTTTTAAATCAATTTTGATATTAAATTTAAAAAATTAAATAAATAAAAATTATTTAGATATACTTGTTTGGGAACTTGTTTGGGAACTTGTTTGGGAACTTGATTGGGAACTTGTTTCAGAATTATTTTCAAAAGGTTCAATTGCTCCATCCATATCTAATGTATTAGCAAAATGTTCAAGTTGTCCAAATGCTTCAATCTGTTCAAATGCTTCTTTTGTTTCCTTTTCTGCTAAAAAGTTAAGTGTAACTACAAAACAGATAGCAACCAATAAAGAAAGTTGAGGATTAGAATTAGCTCTATATGCTATAAAAGTGATAATAATAATTTTGAAAATAGAATTATCAAAAAGTTTTTTTAAAAAGTTTGGTAGATTAGGAGAGGCGAGTGATGCATATACAGCTAAAATAATAGTTATTACAGTAGCAAAATAAGGATTTGTCATCAAGGAATCAAAACTTTTCATTGTATTATTAATAAAATTATTAACTTGATCCATTATATATTATATTCCAAGATAAAAAATTAAAAAGTATTTTTAAATTAATTAAATCTAAATATAATATATAATAATGTTTTGTTCAATAGAAGATGCATGGGGTGAGAAATCCTTCGCAGATAAACAACTATTTAAACAGTCAGATAAACCTGAACACTTTACAAATGAAACCACAATAAAATATTCTGAACAAAAAGATGAAAACTTATACTCAAAATATATGGAATTAAAAGATATGTTTGAAAATGGTTCAGGTCCAAATGACTCGGTAGAACACTTTGGACAAGGAGTTGAAAATAATGAATCTCAAGTATGTTTAGCTTTAGATGCACATTTATCTAAATGTTCACGTTGTAGAACCAAGTACTTAAAATCACATGGTAATAAAAGTGCATTAAGATCTAGACATCAATATGATGCCCAACCATTTTATAGATCAGGTGATTTTAATTTAGATTTTTCTAGTATAACTAATGGAATACGTACAAATAAAGACATCGTAACAATATTTTTATTCGGGCTATTAGTTATATTGTTACTTCAGCTATTTTCTAAATAAATATTTTTATTTGGGTTAGTTAACTTTAGCTAAATTCCATTTAATATATAATAAATTAGGTTCATTAAAGCTAATATGTTCTATTATTTTTATAAAATTTTCATCTTTTTTGATTTTGTTAATCACATAATCAACACATTCTAACATATTATATTCTGTTTCTCCAAACATAAAAGGTTCAACTTCAAAAACAATAAAATCAACATCTTGTATCATAATTGTTTCGACTTCATTAATAATTTGTTTTAAAACAATTTTATAACATTTTTTTTTATTAGCTTCACGGGATTTTTTTAACTTGGCATATTTATCAAGGTTTAACATAGATAAAGAATTATAATATATTATTTTTAAGTATGATAAAAAATTTAGTCATTTCAGGTGGAGGAGTTAAAATTATTGGTGCACTCGGTGCTATTAAATACCTGGATGAAATAAAACAACTTGGATCTGTTGATAAATTCTTTGGTACATCAGCAGGATCCATTCTATGTTTAATGTTAGTTTTAGGATTTGATTCAAATGAAATTATAAAATTTATTCAAAATTTTGATCTAAATAAAATATTTATAGTAAATACTGATGATTTATTTGTTAGCTATAATGTGTGTTCAAACTCCAAGTTAGAAAAAGTTTTAAAACTATTTATTAATTTTAAACTTGGAAAACCATGTTTATCTGGACTAGGTCCCGGACTAAGTTCAGGTTTAACTTCAGATACTATTGCAATGTGTTCAGTTGAAACAAATTATGAAAATATTACTATGAGCGAGTTATATAAACTAACTGGTAAAACTTTATCTGTTACTTCTGTTTGTCTGGAAAAAAGAGCACCTGTATATATCACACATTTAACATTTCCAAATATTCCTGTATGGAAAGCAGTTTTAGCTTCATGTTCTATTCCTTTAATATTTAAACCAATAGAATGGGAGAACCTACATTATGTTGATGGAGCATTAGTTGATAATTTTCCTTTATTGGTAATAAAATCTGAAGAGATACCTTTTACTCTTGGAATTCAAACATATGTTGATTTCCAAACAACTGAAACAATAGATTCTCAAACAGAATTTAATATATATAATTATATTATTAATATTATTAAAATTATGATGGAGTCAAAAACTCAAATTAAATCACATGATGTAATTTCAGTTAAAATTGATCCAAATATTTTAAATGATTTTTTAGATATTAATTTATCTGTTGATACAAAAAATGATATAATAAATCAGGGCTATACTCAAGCTAAAATTCAGTTCAAAAAATTATTTCAAAATAAATCAAAAGGAAGACTAAGAGCTAAAACTATTTAGAGAATTTCAAGGTCTAAAATCTGCATGACTAGTATTTGATGATGATGATTTTTTTGCTATTTTTCTAAGAGCATCTGTCGAGTTTAAATATTCTTTCATTCTATCTTCAATTGTTCTATTATCATCTACATATTTTGGTACTTGATTTATCTTGAAAGATTGCTCATAAGTAGAATTAGATGCATACATTGAATTATAATCCATGTTGCTCAAAGTTGTATAGTCACACAAAGTATCACATCCATTAAATACTGTTATACCAGTTGATGAAACATCATCAAAATGTGATACTTCGTCATTTTTTGATTCAAACATCTCATTAAATTTTTTATTTAATTCAGTTTGATCTGAAATTCCTTCTAATATATTTATATCAGCTTTGTACTGAGTAGCAAATTCATTATTTTCAACATTTCTATCAATTATCATTTTATTTACTGTATTAGTTGCAGTTTCTTGATTTAATATATCTAATATACCTCCATTTTTAATATTTAATTCATGAATTTGATCTTTAAATTCCTTTTCTGAAATTTTATTAAATTGAATTGTTTCAATTTCTGACTTGTAAGATGATATTAAATCTTTAAAATCTTTTAATTGAGAATTATTATCATACACATTATCATATTGTATTTTATAGTCAGGAGTTAATAAAATTAAATAGGCTAATTGAATTGCCTCAAATTTATCAGTAGATACATTCGGATTTTTATCTGGATGATATTTTAGAGCTAACTTTCTGTATGATTTTTTTGCTAATTCTGGTGTAAATTCATCTTTTGATACAAATCCTAGAATTTCATATAGATTTACTGATTTAAGTAGTTCCAGATCTGTAGGTTCCAATGACATTATTTATAGTATATTATAATATATTTAACAAATTTTTAAATATATTATATATTTAATTATGGATAAAAAGATTAGTTCAGCTTTTATACTAAGTTGTATTGGTGATATTATCGGATTTGGTAATGGAATCACAGAATTTAATGCATCCAATAGATTTAATCAAGATAATTATGGGGATAAATTTGAACAAGCTGGTGCTGATTATTCAAATGAATTAGTATTTAATTTTATAAATGATGGAGGGTTTTCAACTCATCCCAAGCCCGAATTTACAGCTTCAGATGATACTATTATGACACATGCTAATACAAAAGCTTTAATAAAATGGTTTGAAGAAGATTCAACCAAATCAGATATAGATCTATTAATTAGATTAATCAAACAGGAATATATTGGTTTAATAAAAGAGCGTATAGATTTAGAAAGATTTGAAGGTATGTACAAGGGTGGTATGACTACAGTGAGGTACTTGAAGAAACTAATGGGAGGAGATGATTATAAAACCTGGGCTTATGATGACAAGGCAGGAGGATCTGGTGGATCTATGAGATCAGGAGTATTTGGCATAGTTCTATCCAAGCCTTCCGAACAACTAAAGTTAATTGTTGCTTCCATTGAATCCACATGTCTAACTCATCCAAATACAATAGCTATGCTAGGTTCTGTAATGGTTGGGTTATTCGCATCATATGCTGTTCAGGGCAAACCGCCTATTAGATGGTGTGTGGATGGTCTAGATGTGTTAGAATCAGAAACAATTGATAAGTATATAGAATCAACACGTGAAAGTTGGATACCATTTTATCAAAGGGATAAGAAAATATTTGTAAACAAATGGAAAGATTATATGGAGGATCGTTTTGATGATTTTGATTTTAGTTATAAATTTTCTCCAGTGATGAAGTATCCTTCTAAACGCACATTATTTTATAATAAATTTTCTTCACGAAAGAAGGATGTGTATCCAGGTGCAGGTGGTGATGATTCTGTAATAATTGCATATGATTGCTTGATTGATTCTCAAGGTTCATGGGATAAGATAGTATTTTATTCAATGTTACATGTTGGGGACTCGGATACAACTGGAACAATATGTGGATTACTCTATGGGCTAGTATATGGGTTAGATAGAGTACATTCTCAGATGTTAATAAATCATATAGATTTGAAATCACAATGTTTAAATTTAGGAACAAATATACTCAAATAATAAATTATTCTAGTGAAAATTTCCTCTAGAATTTCAAATTAAAAAAATTAAAATAATTATAAAAATTTTTTTAATTTTTTTTTTCTGGGATGATAATATATATAATAATGGCTGAATCAATTGAATACTCAAGTATTGTTAAATTTATTAACGACGATATTATCCAAGAAAAACTTGCTCATTTAGTCAAGCATGTTGGTGGTGCTGCTAAAACATCTGAATCAGAATCTAAATCATCTGAATCTGCATCTGCTGAATTAAAAAAAACCATTGAGGAACGAGTACCTACAAATAGTATGTTTCAAGCTCCAGCTGTTCAAGCTGTTAAACAGTTTTTAAATGACAGTGTTCCTGGTGCTAGAGATTATCCTGTTGCTATTGGTCTTCTAGCTCTTGGTTTAGCTTCTGCAGCTCTTTATTATGCTAATACTGAAGATGATTCTGACACTAAAAATGAAAATTTAATGTATATTTTAGGAGCAACTATTGTTTCCTTTATGTTAGCTGGACCAGGCTCTGCTCTTGTTACATATGTTAGTAACACCCTTTTTGGTATTAAAGAACCTATTGGTAAAGTTAATATTTCTTCTGAGGTTTCTGATATGTTTAAATCACGATCAAACTTTGGTAAAGTAGACAAAGTAGAGCAAGTTAAAAGAATGTCTTCTGATTTTACAGTAAGATCTTATGAAAGACAACAATTAGAAAGTGATTTAAAACAATTAGAAAACAACGTAAATAAAACAGAACAAGATAAAAACGAAATTATAAGATTAAAACAGGAAATTAATAATTTTGACATTTTTCAACAAAAGGAAGACGCAGATAGTTTAGAAGAAAGAAGAAAAGAATATTTAGAAGATATGGAAAGGGAATTACAAACACTAAACAAATCTAAAACACCAAATCAATCACGAATTGCTGAAGTAGAAAAAAATATTAGTTATGCCAATTCAAAAAATTTTAAAGGTGGAAATTTCGCTTCTATTACAAAATTAGTAACTGATTTTGTTAAGGGTAATATGAAGACAATTGTTGCTGGTCTTGGTGCAACTGCCCTTGCTGGTTATTTCTTAGTTGATCCTAAATTATCATTATCTGAAAATATGGCAAGACTCTGGACTTCAGGATCTAAATCTGTTTCATTTACCTTTAACTCTACCAGTGGTAATATTGATATTAATGGTAAAATTACTAAAAATGTTAAACTTAACTCAAGTTCACACTTTGGAATTACTGGTATTGTAATGGTTATTAAAGGTGACGAGATTACCTACACAGTTAATGGAACTCCACTTAAAGCTCACTCCTACATTGAAGGAAAACCTATCCATACTGCTCTAGTCATGGCTTACCTAGTCAAAGACAAGCACTTCAACAAATATGCTCCTCACTCATCTGTCAAATCAGATTCCGCATATGTTTATTCTATAGAAGATGATGGATCAGTTAGACTTTTCAATAAAGATTCTAATGGTGCTAGAGGTGCTGAAATTGCTAGTATTAATACCGCAATCAGAAAACAACTTGAAGGTAATGATACAGGTGCTTCAACAGATAGAGCTGAAGTTTGCAGAGATCTTTTTAGTGTTGGAGTAAATGACAAGACATGCGCTAATCACTTTTACAACATCCTTGGTAAATCTGCTATGGGCATGTTAAAAAACATGGGTGAGGCTGCTTCTAAAGATAAAATTGTCCAAAATTTACTTAATGCTAAACCTCACATCAAGTATGAAATCCTTAAGAACTTAGACTGGAAGATGAAGGTTTCAAATGGCAAGAAGGAAATGGCCACACCTGATCAATGGTTAGAAAGACTAGAACAAGATGCCAGACCTGCAATTAAATCACTTGCTGCTCAATACAAGGAATATCTTAATACAACTGCTCCTCATGTTAAGACTATTTTAGAAAAAATGGTTATGGATTTGAACAATAACACCAGACTTCTTGATGAAAAATACAAGGAAGCTGTTCAAGCTCCTCAACCTGCTGTTAGAAGAAGAAGAGCTCGTCTTTCTGCTGCTCAAGTTTCTAGTTTAAGAAATCAAGTTCTTACTGAAAATGTTGCTTTAAATACCCCTATGCCAGTCCCTGGATATCCTGGTTTCAATCTTATTGAACTTGCCCCTACACAATTTAGAGGTGGTGCCCATGGTACTTATGAACAACATTTTGAAAATATCAAGCAATCTCTTGCTGGTTTTAACCAAAAACTATCATCAGATACTGATAGAAAGATTAAATCCAAGATCTCTGAAATTAATGATTTAAGTTCTAAACTTGATAATATCCACAAAAACATCACCGAATACACTAAAATCTTAAGAACCGAAAAGTACCCAACTGGTATTTCAAGAACTGTTACTTTATCTGATGTTGAAAACTTGATTAACCAATACAAGTCAGGAACTCAAGAACAAACCAAACAAATTGTTACCTTGAGCACTGCTTTTGGAAAGATCAAGATGTTACTTGAAAAACAAGAAGTAAATTCTGCCGTTCCTTCTTCAAAGAACTTTATGTTTGATCTTTAAGAAAACAAGCAAACAATCAAGTATTTAAACAAACAATCAAGTATTTAAACAAACAAATAATTTAATTTTTATCTAAGATTAAATTATTATGGAACTAGAATATCAAATAATTTTACGATGGATTAATCAAACTGTGCTAAAAGAAAAAATTCCATCTAGCTCTAAAATTATTAGTCTGTTATCAGGAGGCAGCTCGAGTAAAATCACACTTGAATCTCTCAAGTCTGCAGATCAGATTTTAGATACTGATAACAAATTTTTAGAACTAATTGGTACACATTTTGGTCAAGAATTAAAAGATCGCATAAGCCAACTATATCCAATTTTATCTTTAATGTTATCAAATAGAAGTCAAAATAAAGAACAAAATGGTGGAGGTGTTAATTTAAAGTATTTTATTTTACCAATTGTTGTTATAATTATTGGATACAATTATATTGAAAAAATAGGTGAGGATAAATTTAATGATTTAGTTTCAGTCTGTGTATGTTACTGTATTTATTTGTTGGAGGTCAATATGTCTTTTAGTACTTCTGAAAATGATGCTCGTGTAAAAAGATATGATAAAGAATTTGAAATATTTGAAAATAAAATTATTAATAGTGGTACTTCTAAAAATAAAGGTGTTGAAAAAGATAGAAAAGTTACAGTAGAAGAAGATGAAGTAGTTGAAGAAGATGTTGAAGTTGAAGAAGTTACAGTAGAAGAAGTTATACCATCAGTACTACTTAATCTAAAAAAAATATATAAATATAATGGTAATAAAGATTATTTGTATATTGATAATTCTGATAAATTAATTTTAAATGGTGAGAATATTTTACCTAATGCAAATCCAAATCTTTTATTTTATAATTTAAAAAATGATGAAATATATACATTAAATATTAAAGATAATAAAATTATATTATCTAACTATAAAAATAATAAATTTGAAGAATTTGCCAATATTATAGACAATGACATAAAAGACATAAACAATATAAAACAATTTAAAATATCTAATAATAAAGGAGAAATATTTATTTTATTTAATCAAGTATTAAAAATATACCTACAAGATAAAAAAGAATATACACAATATGTAGAAATAGATTCTGTTGATGATTTTTGTGTTCTGTCAAATAAATTATATTTAATGAAGGATAAGAGTATAGTTCCATATAATTATAATTATAAGCAAGAAAAAGCAATAGTAGAATATAAAGAAAAAGAATTTAAACAAATTATTAATATAGAATCACTATTATTTGGTTTAGTTGATAATAAAGTATTATTAATTAAAGGTGAAATACCTGGATATAAGGCAATTAAATCTGTAGAAAGCTTTCAATTAATTAAGTATAATAAGAAAGTATATATTTTAACATATAATAAAAATAAAAAAATCAGTTTATATAAAATAAAAACAAACAAAAAAGGGAACTCTATAGAAAAAATCACCACATTTGAAAAAGAACTTGAAGAAGAACTTGAGAAAATATTCAGAATCCCTTTATTTTTTATGGATGGTGGTGCTAATCCTGCTAATCAAACTCCACCAGATAAATTTGGTATGTTATCTATGGTAACCAAAGGAATCAGATGGACTGTAACAAATATTAAATCTTATATTAAAGAATCTATTGATCTAACAAGAGAATGGATTAAATCTCCAGATAAATCTTTTGAAACATTTGTAATTTTATTAACTAAAGTCGCAACAGGATCTAAATCTAATTTAAGTCAAGAAATATTAAATTCATATAGTTTTAATGGAGGAACAGGACATATTGAGTTTTTAGGTAAGCTTCCAGGAAGAATTGAGACTATACTAAGTCCAAAAATAAAATTTTATGTCAAATACAATTCTAAGCTAGGACAAAATGAAACCAAATACTTTTTTAATGGTAAACCAATGGACACAATATCATATATTGAATCTAGACCGATTGCTACCGCATTAGTCATTGGATGGATCGAGTCTACAAATTCTAAACATTTAATTTCTCCAGAACAAATTATTGCCAAGTCTCAATCCAAATATGTATTCGAGTTAAATCCAGATGGTCAAGTTATAGTCTATAATAGAGAAACAAAAGCTCCTGTTCAATCAATTCAAACATCAATAGATTTATGGTTGGGATCAAATCCAACCCAGGCAAAAATATCAGCAACCCAAGTATGTAAAGAAATGTTCGGGGTTGGATCAGGTCTGGACAATCCAATATGTTCTCAATACTTCTACTCAGTATTAGGTAAGTCAGGTCTATCCATGGTAAAAATACTAGGAAAACAGGTCGAAACATCATCTGATATTAAATCACTTTTATTGGGTACTAATCCAGGAATAAAATATGAAATTCTTAAAAAGTTAGAATGGAAAGTTAATTCATCGAATAAATTACTTGGATTTGATGATTGGGTTAAAACCCAGCCTATAGAGTTTGGTGATTATTTTAAAACAAAACCAGGTCTTGAAGTTAAATCAATTTTACAAGGTTATATACAAGATGTACAAACACATCTGGAAAATGATTTAAAAAAAGATATTAATCAAATAAATGCCAAACCTAGACAAAAAAATCATGCCAAACGTCTAACATCATCTCAAGTAGCTGCATTAAGATCAATACAAATTGATCAAACATCTAAATTAATAAATGATCAAGAAATATATAAGATCAAAGGATTATTAATTCCTAAATATAATAATATGTCAGGAGGTTCAGACTATAAACTTGATACAACTCCAGTAACTGATCTTGAAACAAAGTTTAACTTTATTAAATTTCAGTTAGCAGGTGGAAACAAGATAATTTCATCTAATACTGAGAATAAAATTAATTCATTAATTCAATCAGTAAGTTCATTGGAACAATTAAACTCACCATTATATCCTGCAAAATTAATCAAGCTAAATAAAACATTTGGAAAATTAGAGAATTATTTGAAGTAATAATTTAATCTAAAGAAAAATATATATGAAATATTTTTTTCTTTGGATATTTTATATTTAATGGAAAATATAGACTATAATGATATTATTCAATATATTAATCAGGTAATTATTGGACAAAGAATTAAATACTCTAGTACAATTAAAAAAGGATCTTTATTTGGAGGTGCCGCAGCAAAAAAAAAAGCACAAGCAGAAGCAAGAGACATATCAGTAAAAAATATTCAAATAATATTATCTATTTTTGGGTTAAATCCAAAAGCAGATCTAGGGAAAAATATTTTTGATTCTATTAAAGATAATACAAATATTATAACAACAATAACAGTAATTAGTTCGGTTATTGGTATAATGGCAGGATTATCACAGGTTGGAGCTCCAATAAATTCTGATAATTTTTTAATTTTATCAGGTGTTATTGCTACTATATTACTAGGTGTATCAAATCTTGGAGATATAGTTAGTACAATTACAAATGTTCTTTCATTATTAACATTAGGTCTTCAACCACTTATTGGTATTTTAAGAGCACTTAAAGCAACTTCTCAAGTACTTGGAACTTTTGCTTCAAGTGTTGGGGGAGGTGAGTTAGTTGGTGGGGGATTTATAATTGATGCTGCACAAGCAATTAAACAGTTTGCATCTTTTATATTTTATTTATGTAAGGAAATGCTTACCAGACCATTATTAGCTTCAGTAATAAATACAGTTAAAAGTTTATTTAGTTCACCAAATCCTGAATCTATTAATACTTCAAGTCCTCCAGGATTTCTTGATGAATTAAAGTCTGCATATGTAGCTGCTTGGATTCAATCTTCTAGTGAAAATAAATCTGTATCTGACCAAGAAATATTAAGTCAATTTATTTGGGATGAAAACTCGAGTAATATCAAATATATTGGTAATAGTATTTTTTCTAAGATTACAACTGAATTATCTAGATCTAAAAAAATTCAAATGGAAATTAAATATGGAGCAAGTATCCCAATTTATAAAATTGATTCAATTGAATCCAGTTCAAAAAGTTTAATTTCAGGTAAAGAAATCCCAACAGCTCTAGTAATATGTTATATGCAAGATAGATCAAGAACAAATCCACCTATATCTAAAATTAATATATCTGAATATAGTTTTACCATTGGTCCCGCAGGCACCTCTGTAGTAAGTTTATATAAAAATGGTAAAGAAGTGTCAACTATAACTCGAGCTGTCCAAGCTCAACTATCTAACAATCCCGAGTCTAAAAACTATATCAAGGAGGTATGTGCTAATTTATTTGGACTTGATAAAGGAGATCAAGATCCAACATGTGCATCTTATTTTTATTCAGCAATTGGTTCAAGTGTTGAAGGTATATTAAAAACTTTGGGTGGTGTATCACATGATATTTATAGACAGATTATGTTAGCTGAATTACCTATTCTATATGATATGATTAAAAGACTTGACTGGCAGACAAGAATGACTCTAACAAATAAATATGAACTAATAACAGTTGATGAATGGATTGTGACTGCAGGTAAAAGATTTAGTGAATATATTGGGTCTAATCCAAAGGTAAAAAGTTTGCTTGAACATATTGTTAAAAAAATTAATTCTAATCCAGAATTTCTTAATTTAAAATACAAATTAGAATCAGTTGAAACTTTGCCAAAAAGAAGACATCGTCCTAAATCAAATATTACAGTATCACATTTGATTACTTTGGGAGACACCCTTAGTTTAATAGGTAAAAGAGGATCTCCTCAAGTTATGGAAGGAGGATTTATAAGTAAAAAATCCCATAAATTAGAATTAAAATATTTAGAGCTAAAAACAAGTTTAAGAACAATGGGTCAAAAACTTTCTTCAGTAACAGATACAGAAATCAAAAGAAAAATAGAAAAAATTATTAAATTAGAACAAGAAATTGAACAAATTAATATGAAAATATTAAGTTATGTCAAATTACTAAAAAATAATAGAAATGCAAGAGTTTCAGGTAAGATTATTAATTTAGATGAAATTGATTCAATGTTATCACAACAATCAACATTATCATCAAATCATAACAAATATACTACAGTTCTAACAAGTGCATTTGGCAAGTTACAATTTGTTATTGATTCTCAAACAAATCAAACAAATCAATCAAATTTTTACTTTTCAATTTAGAGCTAGAACATAATTCGTGCTAATCCATAGGAAAATTCTAATAAATTCATTACAACTGCATATGTTCTTAAATATACAGGTCTAGAATATGAAACATTTTTATCAACGACAATATTAATTTCAATGTCTTCAATTTGTGTAAAATTACAATAACCAGATGGTTGAAATTCTTCAGGATTTATAGAAAATGAATATAAACATACACCATCAGGAGTTCCACAAGTATGATAAAGATAAGGTTGGATCAATTGAAAATAATCATTAGTTTGTCTAGTAAATCTTTCTTGACCATTCATAACTAATAAAGTTGAATTAATAATTTGTTGATCTTTAAGTATACTAGATGTATAATTAAATTTATCCTTAACATAACCAGATGACAAATAGTTATAATTACATCTGAATATAATTTCTTTACATGGAAGTGAATAATTTATTTTAATTTTATTATTTGTATGATATAAAACTTTATCATTATCAAAAGTTAATGTATCAATTAGATATGTATGAGATTGTCTTGCAAATCTTAGTCTTTCTTCATTATCTAAAAATACATAATCAACTAATAAATAAGATTCACCTAATGCTAAATTAATAATTTGAGAAAAATATTTAATTTTATTAAAGTAAAGGCTTTCCGAAGATGTCCCAGGTGTAACATAAAAAGATGTATTTGATGCCAAATAAATAGGATTTTTTGATACAGTAGTTTCTGGTGTAATTTTAATATAATATAAACGTTTTAAAATAGGGTCATAATTAATAAATTTAAAATAGTGAACAATATTATTTACAGTTTGTGTTAAAATGTCTCCTTGTTTAAATAGACATATATCATCTTCAATATTAATATAATGTGAAGGACCAATAATTAAACAGTCATCCAAAGTATTAAATTCAATATTAATTTTAACATCAGAATTATATGAAGAAATTAAAGGCAATGCTAAATTAGGATAACGATTAAACCAAAAAATTAATGGTATATGTAATAGATATCCTTGTTTAGAAGATGTAAAATCTACAAGTTCTGAAATATTACCAATCATTTTATTCAAACCTCTTCTTTTAGATAAACTTGTAGTTATTTCATGATAAATATTAAACCAATCAGAATAATGACGATCTATAGTTATTCCTCCAATCTCTAATTCAATTTTTTTAATAAGTTGAAATCCAATTTTCTCCACCCATGCACAACATGAAATATTTGAATTACCAATACCAGTTTCATTTTGTACATCATTAAATTTTCCAATAGGTGGTAGATTTACAACTAAATAAATTTTTCCGATTAAATCTCCAATTTTTGCAATAGTGCATGTAACTCGAGAACCAAAATCTGCTTTTGTATTAAATTTTTGTGGAATTGATTCTATTACAAAATTAGTATGACGTTTGTATATTGTTTTAAAAAAAGTAACTGTTGGATTATATATAAAATACATATCTTGTATACCATATGATGCTAATTGTATAACTCCTGAGCCCATTAAAGTACTTTATTAATATATCTATATATATTATTATTTGAGTATTTGACAGATTTTTTTAAAAAAATTTGTGGTTTCTAATATATCTGAATGATCACCTTTTAATCTATGAATAAAATTAAATTCTTTTATACTATTTGTATCCAATGGTAAAATAATACCATCACTATCTATATAATCATATTTTACAAATTTATATTTATTATCTTGTTTTTTTAAATATAATTTTGAAGGAGTTTTAATACCATCTGACAAAAACAAATGAGATGTAATTTTATGTTTTATTTTAAATTTTGTTAACCCTGTTAAAAAAAAATTGTTATAAACCTCTAATGTATTAGATGGTAAAAAATCTTTATATAAATTAATATCAATTCCATCTATATTTAATATATTTTTATATAATTTAATATCAGGTAAACACCATATAAGACCACCAAAATTTTGTATTTGTTGGATATTAATTTTTTTAAAAAATACATCAATAGTATCAATAAGTATTAATTGAAGAGAACTAATAGAACCAGAAATAGGAGGGTTGACAAAAATAATTTTATCAATATATTTTTTATTCCATTTGTTAGAACTTTTATTTAAAAAATTATTTATAACTAATGATCCTAAACTATGTGCAATTATAACTATTTTTTTATTTGAATTATTTGTATAAATATTTTCTATTGATTCTTTGAAAGATAAAAAAAGCTTATCAAAATAGTCTGGATTTGGAACAATTCTAAAATCATAACCAAATGCATAGACTGGATAATTATCTGATTTTAATTTTTTTACAAAAGTTTGACCAAATCTTTTTTTAAAAAAATATTGTAATTCTCCTTTTATAATTTCAATATTTTTAATAGTATTAGTGTCAATATAATTTGGCATTGATGTTGGAATAGTACTTTCTAATAAATTATTAACTTTTAATTTTTTATTTGGATGTAAAACATCATTAATAGTAGGAGGCCAGATTTTTAACTTATTTACATCATAAATACAGGATGCACCAAGACCAGGGACAAATACAATTGGTACTTTTTGATGATAAGAAAAAGAAGTATTAAATAGAAAAAGAAATTGTAGTAAAAATATTAAATTAGACATTTTTAATAAAACAATAGTCTTTTTTATTAAAAATGGATTAAATTTTTTCACCAAGCCAAACAGCCTATTCCTGATGCAATTCTTAACACATTAAGTGTTTTAAATATTATATTTATTTCTCCATCTGCTTGATGTGAATCAACAAAATCTAACCAGTAATTAAACTGAATATTTTTTGCATACTTAAAATTTAATGATCCACTATGTGTAATCTGTTTTGGATATCTTGAAAAATTATATCCATTCAATCCTGGAATAAAACTATCCATATAATAAGCTGCTGGAACAACTAGATTCGAAAAATTACCATCTACTGTAAATCTTTTATGTCCATTATATTCTAATTGCGATTTTACGAATGAATTTGGTGCATTATTTCTTTGTTTCAAATAATTTCTTAAAGATTCTAATTCAGATGTTCCAAGTAGAGATAAGTTAGTTTCAAGTTGTTCTATTGATAATCCAGTTTTTGAATTTATATAGACAGCTCTTCCATAAGCTAATTTTTTAATAAACTGGAGTACATCATCATCTTTATCATATGTGTTAGCTAGCAAATCATCTGAATAATATAGTTTATAATCAATCCCAGAATAGTTCCAGTAAATATTTGATTTAGTTAAATTAGAATCTAAATAAAACCATAACATTTCTGAAGCTGGTAAATTGAGATCTAATTTTAAACTTCCGGAGTTTTCATTTACAAAATATTTATAATTCTTTTTAATTGAAACAAGATATTCATGACGCATTTGTGAAAATTTATTTCTTTCATCTGTGTCCAAATATACATATGAACCACATAACTTGATTTTTAATTTTCCAATTTGTTTTACTGTTGTATCACTTAATTTAGATATCAATGATTCGATTGGTTTTAATTTAAGATTAACACCTAGTTGTGAATAAAGTAAAGATATTATTGGGAGTGCTTTGGTATGATGAGAAAAAAAGAATGGTAATGGAATATAAATAGTTTTTCCTTTAATCTCTTCGGCTTGTTCTGTTAGTGAAGGAATATTTCCAATCATTTTAAGCAAGCCAATATCTTTGGATGTGTTTGATCTTCCAAAATTATAAATTTGAATAATTTGATCATCAAGTTCTTCAATAATATTATCATCAATTTTAAAATTTATCTTATCAATTAAAAAATGTCCTAAAAAATGAATCCAAGAACAAGTAGGTATTTCAGATCTAGAAATATTAGTTTTAATAGATTGTACTTTTTTTAAAACATTTTGATAAGTATTTTTATTAATTTGATATTCAGATTTAATAGAGTTAATAGAGTTAGTAGAGTTAATATTTTTAAAATTATTCAAAGAGTATTTTACTTTTTTATCAAATATACATTCTGGTATTTCAAATAATGAATTATACTCGTTATCGGTATCTGTTATTTCTGTAATATATTCATAAATTTTTTCAATATAACTTTTACATGAAAATTTTTGATTTACAAAATTACTATCTGTTGTATCATTTAATACATCATTTGCCAAATCTATTGCTGAATAAAATTTTTCCCAATAATATAACACACATCCAGTATTTATTTGAGAAGTACCCAACTGTTCTATTAAACTTTTAACACCAAAATGCATTGAATAACTATTAGTTGAATCAAATATAAAATCAGGATCAATTGAATGTAATTTTAATAAATAGTTATCAGATATATCATACATGTATAGTATATCAAAAATTGTTTTTATTCCAGTTGTATTATTATTGATTGTTATAAATTTATAACTAGAATTTAGATCAATTGATAAATTAGAACTATAAGATTCAATTTGTACATATATTGAGGAGACATCACTAATTAAATCTATTGCATCCCATTCAGTTTTTAGTGAACTACTTGTTAATATATTATTGGAAAAATCAGTATAGGTAGAATACAAAGAAATATCACACTGACTATCTACATAATTCTTGGAGTTTGAAATGTCTCTAAAAATCCCATAATTAAAATTTCCTATTGCTTTTGAGATTATATTTAAAGATAAATCATATCTAAATGTATATTGAAGATTAAAAGATGTATCTAGTTCATAACCAAAATCCATCTTATCAAGTCTATTAAGTTTTCCTTCATATATAAATAAAGTCTTTGGAAATGTTGAACTTTCTGATGTATTAATTATTACTTCATTAGTTGAATAATCAAAACTATAATATATATCATTTGAACTACCATCCCATGTTTTTTCACTTGTATCTTTATCTCTACTTTCTGTTGTTATTAAAAAACTATTTCCTGATAAATCTTCTAAACTAAATGTAAAAAAATTATAATCATAAACTACTTGACAGTCTGATATATCTAATCCAAATATTAAATCTTTTTCATCATTTGATATCAAGTTTGAATTATATATAAAATATGAATTAGAATTGATTAGTTCTAAATCTGTACATAATGATACATCAGAGTCACTAATATCAAAATATGTTTTTGGATTGTACAAATTAACATCTAATGTTTCATTTGAAATATCTTCGAATAACTGATTAATTATAGCATCTTTAACCAAATTTGACTTTTGCTTTAAATCAGACAGATAGTCTGATAGATCTGGTTCAGAAGTTTCAATATCTTTAAGTCTAGTTCCTTGTGCTAACATATAGTCCATATTAGAGTATCTCATTTGTTCAAAATCTTCGATTGAATCTGCAGGTTTTACAACATAGCCATCAGTATTAATTCGGTATGTTGAAAATGATTCAGGGACAAAACAAAATTCTTTGTCTTCAAAGCTACTTTGAACAAAATCACTAATAGTATGAGTTTGTTGATCTGTGATATTAAATATTATTATTTGATTAATATTATTTGTAGAACTATTATACGTTTCAAGCCAGTCCAAATATTCCGAAATAGAATCTAAATCAGATGATGTAAGTTCATTTGCAAAAATATAGTTATTAAATGAAGAGCAAAATATAATTTCTTGATTTAGATCTTTAGATGGAAATATTCCATTTTTTAAACAATTATTCAAAAGTTGTGATACTAGATGTGAGTTTAATAAAACATCGAGCTCTCCAATTGAATTTCTAGCTGTATTATTTATCCATGTGATAGTTTTAGAACATTCATTATCATCAAATACATTTGAGAAAATAGATGAAAGATCTGTATCAAGAGATGTTGTTGTTTTTGATAAAGTTTTTCTGATATAAAGAGGATTAATTGTGATAATATCGTTTGATGTTAAATCTGTTAAAATAAAGTCTTTACTATTTTCAGTTGTTGGTATTGATAAATAAAATTTAAGTAAATTTGTATCAGATTGATAAAATACATTATGATATACAATATAATCAATTCCATCAATTGTATAAGTTTTATCTTCATTTTGTTCTACTTGGGTATAATATAAATATAATCTTTGTTGTTTATTTGAATTGATTGTATAATAACAATTGATTGACCCAAAAGTATATATGTTATTTGAAACATTTTTTGGTAAAAAATCACCTAGTTTTACATTAGATATATCATAAATTTTATTGTTAATAATATAGTAATACTCTGAAGAATATGTATAAATTGTCTCAATTTGTTGTTCTGGATCATAACTATAAGTATAATTAATATTTGTATTTGAAGATAGATCATAAAAAAAATTATTTTTAATTGTATATCTAACAGAATCTAAATCTTGATCAATAAAACACACATCAGTATAGTACCATACTGTTCCATTAGAAATATCTTTAATATAATTTGATGTTGATGTATTATCGGATATATTTGTTAAATATAGTTCATAATCTACTGATTCATAAGTAAATTCAAATGTATCATAAATATAAAACAAAAATGCGAAAATAATTCTATAGTCAGAGTAAAAAATATAGTTAGTATTAAAAAATGAATTAAATTGAGAAATAATATTATCTATATTTTCATATATAAAGTCAAGCAAGTTAATATTAGTATTAAAAAATGTTTTTATTTCTTCAATTTTTAACAATTTGCTATCAAAATAATTTTTTATAAATTTGGAAGTAGAAGTTTCATTATATAAGTCAGGTGAATTAATTATAGAATATGAATAGTAATGTTCAGCTAAAATAGGTGTAATAATATTTAGTGTAAAAATAATATCTGATGATTCAGAATAATTTGGATTTTTTCTAAAATATTTCATAGTTTTTTTATAATCATCAATTGAAAAATTCAAGTACTGTTTAAGTTCTAAAAAATAATTATTTGAAAATCCTCCATATTTCAAAAAAGAATCAAATATATTAGTATATTTTAATAAATATTCATTTTTAATCAAGTTATAAAATGATACTATCGAGTTATATTCATAATTAGAAAAGAAATTATTTGTATAGTATGTTGGTAATATATATAATATTTCACTTAAAACAAGATTATCAAATAGTATATTATTATAGATAGTTGGAACTTGTTCACTACTATATAGATTTATTATATTTTCAACAGTAATTTCTTTATTTTCTACTAATTTAATTATAAATTCAAGCACATAATTGAATTTCTTATTTATATCTATGATATCTAAATAATCTTGTTCTGAAATATTAAATTCAGTTCCTTTATAATCTCCCGAACTTTCCAAGTTAAATACATTAGAAGATAAATCAAAAAAAGTTTTGATATCATTAAAATCACTTACCATACAATCAAATAAACTATCTGAATTATAATTAATAATATAACTATTAATATCTGATATAATTGCATTCAAGTAATGTAAATACCAAGAAAATAATTCAACAAATTTCATAGTTTCAATATTTATATTTATATTAGTTGAACCAAAATCTGATGTTGAAAAATTAGAATAAAATTTATAAGGAATATTTGTAATAAAAAAATTAAAGTAGTCTTCTTTATCATTAATAAAATCAATAATTAAATTTCTTAAATATGTCATAAAATAATCATCAATTGATGTAAGTAATGAATTATTAATAATTTCATGATCTATAAAAGATGACATATTTAAACTTGTAATTAAATAATTATCTGATCCTGGTAAATTTCCAATATCTGTTAGAGTACCAGAATCAAAATTATTGGAGTTAGTAGTATTTGTATAATTTGTTTGCATTATATGCCAAAGATTATCATACATTTGTCTATCATTAAAAACTGAAAAATAATTTCCAGATGATAACATTGAAGAACCAATTGAATCTTTAATATCCATATATAACATATAAGCATAGTGATATAGTAATGCAGAAAGATCAACTATTTGTTCCATAGTAGTATTAGTTGATTCAAAACTTAATTGTAAACGGTGAGATGAAATATCTGTTAGAACAAAAGTATCAGTTGGAAGAATTATTCCAGAATCAATAGAATCAAAAAATATATTAATATTATTCTCACCAGTTGTAGATTTTAATGTAATTTTATATTTATCATCAATTGTTGTATACGAATCAATTATATGATCTGATGGAGTTAAAAAAATTTCATCTAAAACTGTCGGATTATCTGAAGAAGAGTTGGAAGTATAATTAAGAATATATATTAATCCATAAAAATATTTAGATGTATTAAAATCAAACGGATGTAAATTATATGGTAAATTATTAGATCCATTTGTTGTTGATGAAAAGCTAATATTATCTATCAAATAATAATCACCTTCTGTTTTAAAAGTATAACCTAAATTATTAGATAAATCAACTAATGGATCATAATTACTAGATAAATCAACTAATTTATAATAATTATTAGATATATCAATCAATTGATAATTATTAGATAAATTAACTATTCGATAATAATTATAAGATAAATCAACTGTTGGATAGTAATTATTAGATGAATCGACTAATTGATAATTACTAGCTAAATCAGCTAATTGATAATAAGATAAATCAAATAACCCATAATTATTAGATAAATCAAATAACCCATAATTATTAGATAAATCAACTAACGGATCATCACTATTAATTTTAAAATATATTTTAGAGCTGTTAAATGTAATATCTGATAATGATGATTCTACAAAAAATTTAGTAGGAGAATCATCTGTATTATCAATACTAATTATACTAATATAATATTTTAACTTATTTAAATTAGATAATATATACATAAGTCTTGTATCTTGAGTAATCACTTCTGTATCATTATATTTCAAGTTTGTTATATTTCTTATTAATTTGGTATAATAGGTATCAATAATATCTTCAAAAGATTCAAAATATTTGATTATTATATCTTGAAGTTCATTATAAAAATAGTTTTTTCCATTATAATTTTTTGTTGTAAAAATATTGTTAATAAAATTATTATTATTAGTAGGAGATATTGTCATATTTAAATTTGAAGTAGTAGTTGAAATTACAAATTGATTGTATTGTTGAAAATATATATATAAATTTAAAAATGAATTAAAAATATTTGTTATATAAATCATATTTTCATTTACTGTTAAATTTACATTAGTAATTATAACTGTATTTTTAAGATTAGTATCAATATTAACATCTTGAAGCATCATTTTATTATATTTGAAATTTTCATACGAGTCTAAATTAATTTTTGTATTTTTTACATAGTTTACTGGACAAAATCTATTCTTATAATAAAAATGGTCTGAATCAAGTTTAAGATATACTTTATATGGACTAGTATAATTTGATGTCACAAATGTATTTATATCACTACTATAGTCAATAAATTGTACTGTTGTGTCTGATGAATAAATAAAATATTTTTCTGTATTAAATGTTACACTTCCATCATCATCAATTGAATTGCCAGATATATCTATATTTAGTGTATTAGAGTACTGATACGTATTTTCAGATGTATCTACACATTCAAACAATTTATTATTTATTAAAACATATTGATTTTTTTGTGATTGTTGATTCAAAATTAGTGTATCGTTATAAATAAAAATTGAGTCTGTTGAGTCAACAAAAGTTGTAAGAGGAATTTCTTGAAATACACTTGTATCAGTTTCATCAGTTATACCAGTATATTGTAATACACATATTGGTAGTAATAGTTTACTAGTTTTAAATATTTCACCTCCTGGTGTAAAATAGTCACGATAATATAATTTTAAATAATCTTCATAATTTGGATAATCTTGATTATCTTGTAATATATCCTGATCTAATGGTTTAATATCTGGATATATAAAATATACAATATCAGGATCTAATTCAACATTATCTGTATCAAACTCAAGATTATACTTACCTTCAGATTCATTATTTACTGAAAAATTATTTATTTCAGTAATAAGAAATTTTCCATTCAAGTCATAACCAGATGATATAAAAAATTTGCTACCTCCTGAAATATCTATTTTAAATTTATCATATAAATTATAAAAAGAAGAAACTACATTAGTAAAATTAGTACCAGAATATACAGATTTATCAATAAAACCAATATATTTTAATTTTTTGTAATCTACGTCCGACTGATAATCTTCATAAATATAAAATATGTTTAAGTTTGAAAAGTAATATTTATATATAAAATCAATTTCATTTGTAAATTCAATTTCTTTATTTTTGTATGAAAATTCTGAACTAAAAATATTATTACTTTTAATAATTGAATATAAAAATTCATTCTCATTAGTATTTGTTATAAATTTATATAGTTGTGATTTAAAATTTTTAAAAAATTCATCATCAACTAATATTGTATCATCTGATAATAATAGTTGCACTTCATTTAGCTTAGTTGTTAAATAGTTTACATTAAATGTTGAATAATATATGTTTCTACAGTCCTGTATTGTAGGATTAACCAGACTACCAGAGGATAAAACAAAGTTTGAAGAATATTTCTCATATGAAGTCCCATTTAAATCAACTTGTAATAATTGATTATATGTTTCATCATAAGTCTCAACAATATTATTTTTTAAACTAGATAATGTATTTATTGAATCATAAGAATAATTAAAAACATTATTATTTTCTTTATCTGATTTTAAAGAATATCCAATAGGAAATTTATATTCGGAAAAATTATATAAAATTGCATTCAGTTTTGATAAAATTAAATTTGTATTATTATTTTCTATTTTTTGGTAACCAAATTCACTTATATACTCCTCTAATGTTTTATCATATGATACTTTTAATCCAGGTAGTTCTACTTTAAGGTAAGGATAATAAAACAAGTCACCATAGTTTCTAATTTTAAAATTACTAGAAGAACCAAAATTTATATCACTTTCTGATTGAATTTCATGATCTTGAATTGCAAATAGTGCGTGTTTATGATATACTTTTTTAAAAAAAGTAATTTCAGGATCTCCTATTAAAACTTTATCTGCATATCCATATGACATTAATTGTATTAATCCTCCTGCCATCTTTTACTATAAAATAATAAAGATAACTTTATATATAAAATTAAATTCAAAATAATTAATATTAAATTTAATTTTATATGCCAAATTGCGTCTTGGCACTTCCATTTTCTATTTTTAGAATGTTATGACTTCTAGAAATAATTTTAATTATATAAGAATCATTACTATTAATTAATTGATTAGAATTTAATTCTAGATATAAATTTTTACTATCAATCACATTAAAATTTAATGATCCAGATGGTTGGAATAGTTCAGAATTTAGACAAAATGAATAACAAAATATATCCAATGGTATATTTGTATGTGTTTTAAATGGTGTAACTAGTGAAAAAAATTCAGAATCTCTTTTTGATAATATATCTTGTCCATATATTTGTATTGTTTGTGTTGTAACACGTTTTTCTGTATATAATATTGATTTAGTTAGTTTAACAATAAAATTATCAGAATAGAATCTTATTTTTGAATTAATTGTAAAATTATTTCCAATAGCTTCTAATATTTCATAAACACCATTATAATATTTTGAATTAATTATTTCTATTGTTCCATTAATATACTCATCTGAATTTGAACTATAAGATGTTTCATCTAAAACAACTTCTAAATAATTTAAATCAGAATCTTTACTTGAGTAAATAATTCCATAAAAATAATCTAAAGATGAATAATCAAAAGCTAGTTTAAAGTCTTTGACATTAGAAGTTTTTTGCACAGTCCATATTATTTCTCTTACAGGATTAACAAAATCTAATGGTAAAAGAATATTCTGTGTCTTCAAATCATTAAATTGAATAATTTTATTTTGTTCTATAAGACTTTCAATTGTAAAAGATCCAAATTTATTTCTTTCTGTATCACCCAAATGTATATACTCAACTAGCAGTGAAACATTTGATATTTTTATTAAATCATTAATATTTACATTTGATGAATATGTCGAGGTAGACTTCTCATATGGCTCAAAATAACAACAATTGGTTAGATCATTAAATTTAACTTTAATAATTATATCACTGTACTTTAATCCAACACATGGAAGTGCTTGAGATTTATATTTACAAAACCAAAATGGTATTGGTATAATTAATGTGTAGTTTGGTTTTTCTTCTGTATTATAATCTGTTAACACATCTATATTTCCAATCATTTTATTTAATATTTCTATTTTTTCTAATGGGGTTGAAAGTTCATACCATGTGTTTAAAATATCACCATTTACACTATCTACTTGTTGACCATTTATTTCAATTGATAAATTTGATATTAATGTAAATGCTAACTTTTTAACCCAAGCAAAATAATAGTATGGTGATTCATCAATAGTAGATATCTTGTCAAATAAATTTTTACTTGTTATTAAGTACTCAAGATAAAGCTTTTGATTTTCCAAGTAAATATTCAAATAACTTAAAACAGCCTGTTTAAATTCTATATTTAAATTTGTATTATAAATTGATTCTTCATATTCAGTAAAGTTATTCTGTATATAATCGAGTAAATCAAAATTAAAATTAAATTTAATTGTACCTATATATATATCTGTATCTGAAAATGTAGAACTATTTTCTTGATATGTTAAATATATATCATTTCCTGATAATAAAATATTACTAATTAAATCCATCACAGTAGTATAATTTGATGTATTATTTGACACCAAAGAATATATTTGTCTCCAATAAACCATTGCACTTGATGAGAATACTTTGAAGTTATCTATATTTTCATTAAATTCTTCAATATGCTTAGCAACTGTTAAATCTTCATTATAATATGGTATAGTTATGTCTACATTTGTTTCTATATACTCAGAATCATCTGAATTTTCTATTTGAACACTTGGTATATCCACTTTTAAAAAAATATTTGATACTAAATCTCCTAGCTTTGAAAGCTGACAAAACCCTTCTTCACTAAAATTAGGAATAGTATTAAATGTCTCTTCAAATAAATCTATTGCAAATGGTGTATGTCTTAGGTAAACTATTTTAAAAAATGTAATTTGTGGATCAATTGTTAAAAATGCATCTTTTAAATCTGTTGATACTATCTGTAAAAGGCTTCCAGTCATTACAATAATATAATATAAGTATTTTTAAGTATTAATTTAAATTAATTTCTTTACAAATATTATTATGAATATTATTAAAAAACTTGTTAAATATATTGCTTTAATAATTATACTTTTTATTTCTGTGATTTTTATTACAAAATCAAAAATTGATACTTTTGATTCTTTAGCAATTGCATTAATTGGTGTTGGATCATATGCCTTATGTGATCAATATGCACCTTCATATATCATAGAAGAAAAGGTCTAAATAATTTTTATTAATTAAATTCAAATAATAAAAATTTATTTTTGTTTTCAAATAGATGTAATAAACCGAGGAGCGCTTTATTATGTCTTCAAAGAGACGTAAACAAACCGAGTAGCGCTTTATTATGTCTTCAAATAGATGTAATAAACCGAGTAGCGCTTTATTATGTCTTCAAATAGATGTAATAAACCGAGTAGCGCTTTATTATGTCTTCAAAGAGACGGAATAAACTGCCATCTATTATGTTCACATATTTTTTTCCATTCATCATCATGTTCTTGTAATTTATCTCTAGATTTCAAGTAAGGAAAGTATTGAAGAAAGTCATCTTCTTCGAGTAGTTCAAATATTTTATGAAATACGTAATTATTATTTAAGAAGTTTTTTCTAGTACTTTTTTTCCCAGCAATCCATGGTTCTTGAACTTCTTTGACCATTGATCTAACTTTATCTTCTAACTCTCTTGACATTGTTGGAGGTGGGATTCCATTTAATTTGTTAATAATATATGGAATATGTTCATAATATGAATTTAACTTGAGATTTTTTAAAATAGTTCTCATTATTTTATTATCTAGTTTAGACAGATCTGTTATCTTCATAACATTCAGTTCATTGATAATCATTTCAAATACTTCTGGATCTATATCTGTTGATTCTTTACCTTGACATTGATTTAATAGTTCTGAAAAATGATTCATACGTTTGTATCCATTTGTTTTTATTTCAATAGTTTGATCTTTAAAATTAGGTTTATCAGAATCCATTTGAATTGATTCTGAATCACCACATCCTGTACATGTTAAAAACCCATCTTGCAAATGTAAAGTTTTTTCAATTTGACATTTATCACACATTTTAATCTGAATTAGAGATTTTTTTTTTAATTCGGATCCAGCAGTTATTTTCATATATTTATTAAATAAATTATATTTATCATCATCACCATCATTAGATTTTTTAGTTTCTTTAATTTTTACAAAAAAATCTTGAAGATCTGTTGGAACATTTTTTTTAACTGGTTCCTTTGTAGAATTATCATAGTATTTGAATAATATATCTGCTGTATCTAATAAATAACTTAGTTCATCTTCATTCGAGTCAAGCTTATTAACTTCTTGTTCAAGTTCTAAAATTTGATCATTAAAGTTATTTTTAAGTTTAGCAACTAAAAAATAGTCTTCTAACATTTTTATACGTTCTTTAAGCTCTTTAATTGTTTGTGTAGTATTTAATTCAGGGACAGCCAAATCAGTCAAATCATCTAAATCAGCTAAATCATCTGGATTTGGCTGATTTAGATGATTTATATTTATTTTATTAGATCCTGGTTTTCCAATAATATCCGCGATTTGATTTTTTTTATTTTTTTTAGATATTTTTTTATCAATTTCTAAATCTTTAATTCTTTTTTCTAACACAGCTTTATATACATCAGGATCATTTAATAATTCAATGTCTTGTTTTAACTCGTTTAATTTTTCAGTAAGTCTAGGTAGAGATTTTTTCTTTTTTGCGAAATCTTTCATAATTTCATTATGTTTGGCATCTAATGTACCATGTACGATTGCAGACTTCTTTAAAACGTTTTGACAAAAAGTTGAGTATTTAATATTTTTTTCTTTAAAATTAGACATTCAGGTATATCAATAAACAAATGTATGTTATAAACTTTAAATAAATTTACTTTAAAAAATATTATAAGATTAATTTTTTAAAAAAATATTTGGCGTTTTAATTATGAAAAAAAATTTTCTACAATATATTATATATATAAAATGGCTGGAGGTTTAATGCAATTAGTCGCTTATGGTGCTCAAGATGTTTATCTTACTGGAAACCCTCAAATTACCTTCTGGAAGGTCGTATATAGAAGACACACTAACTTTGCTGTCGAATCCATCGAACAAGTTTTCAATGGAACTGGTGATTTCGGCAAGAAAGTTGTATGCCAAATCCAAAGAAACGGTGATCTTATCACCAAGATGTTTTTAAAGGTTGTCCTTCCTGCTCTTACTACAGCAGGACATGCCTGGACTCCTAAAGTTGGTCACGCTATGATCAAGACTGCCGAACTTAACATCGGTGGTACCCCTATTGATAAACACTATGGTGATTGGATGAATGTCTGGTATGAACTTGCCAGAAGATTCGCCCACGACCGTGGTTATGATATTATGATTGGTAACACCCAAGAACTTACTGTTTCAACTGTTGGAACTGCTCAAGCTACTCTTTATGTTCCTCTTTATTTCTTCTGCTGCAGAAATGATGGTCTTGCACTTCCTTTAATTGCTACCCAATACCACGATACCAGAATTGAAATTGAATTCCAACCTCTTTCCCAACTTCTTTGCTCAAAATCAGGTGTAGCTGGAACTACTCCATCTGTTTCTATGGTTTCATGCTCACTTTTCGTTGACTATGTTTACCTTGATTCTGAAGAAAGAAAGAAGTTCGCTCAAGCTTCCCACGAATACCTTATTGAACAAGTTCAATTCACTGGTGCTGAATCTGTTACTTCATCAAATGCCAAGTTCAGACTTAGTTACAACCACCCTTGCAAGGCTCTTTACTGGAACGTTCAACAAAACAAATACCTTAACACCAACGGTACCAACACTTTCCTTGCCTGGAATCCTAAGGATATGGAAGCAATGAGAATCCAAGCTACCAAGAGAGCTGCTCTTGCTTTCGGTAGTTTTAGTGGTTCAACTGGTCTTTATACTGTCACTGAAGATACTACCAATCAATGGAGAGTCGCTTTAAATGCTGCTAAAGTAGCTGGACCTGATGTTTCTGGTAACGCTACTGATGTTGATAACCTTGCTATTCTTGGAACCCCTCTTCCTGATTGGTTTATTTCTTCCACTGTTACCGAAATTACAACCGGTCTTAATGGCATTACAAGACTTACTACTACTAATGTAGATTCCTCTTCTACTGAAGATATTGTTGTCAGACAATGGGATAACTATGGTGCTTTCCTCACCAGAACTGTCAACCCTGTTGATCAAGTTCTTCTTCAACTTAACGGTCAAGATAGATTCTCCAAGAGAGATGGCAACTACTTTAACTATGTTATGCCTTTTCAATGTCACTCAAACACTCCTTGTGATGGTCTTAACATGTTCTCATTTGCCCTTAACCCTGAAGAACACCAACCATCCGGAACTTGCAACATGTCCAGAATTGATAATGCCACCCTTAACATTGATTTCATCAGTTCAGTCAGTTACTCAACTGGTGCTGCTATTTCTACCAAAACTGTCTCAGTTGCTTCTGATGCCAAGTGCAACATCTATGCTACCAACTACAACGTACTAAGAATTATGTCAGGAATGGCAGGATTAGCATATTCAAATTAAAAACCCTTAAAAAAATATATTTTTATAACAATAATATTTTCTATCTTTTTTAACAAAAATTGAAATTTTTATTATTTAAAAGATAATTTATATATAAATCATATATATAAAATGTCACTTCCAACTCGTATCACTGTTAAGAAAACAAAGGCTGTTTATGAAGTAGTTCAAAAGAAAAAAGTTATTAAGATTGTTGAACCAGAAATTAAGAAAATTGTTCAATCTGCATCAACAATCAAAGAAATTAATCACCAGGTTGTTCAATACAAAGGATCTAAATATATTGTTGGGTATTGTGCATATAAGGAACAAGATATTTTATTTGTTACTGACTATCAAAATTCTGAATTTTACAAAAATTTAGTATTAAAAGCTTGGCATTTAAAAACAGATGGAGAATATATAGGTCATACATATTATTTAGATGATGGTTCAAAAAGAGAACTCTATTTACATAATTTTGTATGTAATAAACTAACACATGATGGTAAAGGCCAACACCATTCAATTGACCATATTAATAGAATTGGTCGAGACAACCGTAAAGTCAATTTGCGCGAGTTAACTCAATCTCATCAAAATATTAATCAGTCCAAAAGAGAACGAGTTGTAGAGCTACCAGATGGTTGTGGGATAGATCCAAATGATATTCCTAAAAATATTTATTATAAACCCCCATCAGGAGCTCATGGGGATCTATTTTATATTGAAATTAGAACTCCAGAAATTGTTAAAATTTTATGTCCTCAAGAAGATACAAATAAATTTAGATGGTTTGGAACAAAATCTAAAACACTAGATCTAAGAGTAAAGTTACAGCATACAATTAATAAACTTCAAGAGATAAAAACAGCTCATCCACAAATAGCAGATTTAATTGGAGAACTAGATAACACAGCTGAACGTAATGAATTAGCCCAATCATTTAATGATATTCTTGGGTTAACAACTTATCCCACAGAAATTATTGAATCAAATAAAGCTCCACTAATTGTATCCCATAATCCAATCCCTATTAGTGAAGTCCAGACTCAGCTAGCTCAAGAGATTGAAGAAAAAACAATTCGAGGACTAAAATCACATCTACCAGAAGGCTGTGGTATTACACCTCAGATGATACCCAAATACTGTTATTATAAGCCTGCATCAGAAACTCGAGGAGATAAATTTGTAATAGAACGTCATCCTGGACTTATTTCAGATGGTAAACGTCAATGGGCAACAACTGAATCAAAGAAATTTACAACCAAACAAAAATTTAATTTAATGATGGAAAGATTAAATGAGCTTGATCAATTAACTAATTAATTAACTAGCTAATTAATTAATTAATTAAATAAAAATTTAAAAAATGATATTGCAATTGTAATTCCAGCAACCCCATATGTAAAAATATAAATAATTCTACTTGATAAAATATATTGTTTTTTAGATAATACTAATTTAATCATATAAAATGAATAAATAATATAAATTAATCCTAAAAAATATGTTACAAATGTACGAGCTTCGTTAATATCAGTCTTTGTTGAATCTGCAATTTTTCCAGTAACTTTTTCAAATATACCAGCATGTTTAAGAATAACTACTATAAGCATAAAAAAACTAATTAATATTAAAAATAAATCATCAGTACTCAATGTTCTAAATTGTGATATTTCACTAAAAGTTATTTTAGATAGAACCCCAAGATTAACTTTATTTGGATCAATAGAATGTTTTGTTAGTTGTTCCATAACATATGCTAAATTTAGATTTTGATGTAAATGCAAATTTGATAATTTTCTATATAAATTTATATCTGTTAAAAATGGATTAAAAATCTTTTCAAAAAATACTTCAATACATTTTTTCATTTATAATATTTGATTAGAAAATTAACAAAAAAATTGATAAAAATATCAATTGAATTATACTATATTAACACTATATTAATACTAAACAAAATGAAACTACTTATCAAGACGTTAAATTCTTTTGCATCATCTGTATATTTAGACAATAATGATATTAGATTTAGACGGGAAGATTCTGGATATGATTTAATTGTTTGTTCAGATTATACTGTTGAACCTTGGCAAACATGTAAAATACCTCTTGGAATTGCTGCTGAACCAGCAGATACAAATTCAGGTTATTATTTGTATCCTAGATCATCTATTTCTAAAACTCCTTTAGGTTTAGCAAATTCAGTTGGGATAATTGATGCTGGATATAGAGGTGAAATTTGTGCAGTTGTTAGAAATTATTCTAATATCCCTTATAAAATAAATAAAGGTGATAAACTTTTTCAACTTTGTGCACCTGATTTAAAACCAATAGTAATTCAAATAGTAAATGAATTAAATAGTTCAATTAGAGGATCTGGCGGTTTTGGATCTACTAATGTTTAAATTATTTTATCAAGAATGTGATCTATCACATTTCCAATAGTCAACTCCATAATCTGAAAATAATTCTTCACCAACTTTAATATTTCGTAAAGCCCATAGAGTAATTTTTCTATCTTCAGGTTTCCTTTTCTTTCCTGTTTTAGGATCTTGCATTTCTAGTCTAAATTCACAATTATTTTTAAACTTAGATCCATGAGCATCATTAATCATTGCAATATAAGCACGAGGAAATGATCTTGCATCAATATACCAAAATTTATTTAATGAGAATGAATAATCACCCACACAACTACCATCATCTTTTTTTAGTATACCATCATAATAGCCAATTAATGTTTCTTTTTTAATAGGTTGGTATGTAAAAATTCCATTTCCTGCATTTGGAATATTTGATGGTTCAACATTTAGAATAATTTTGGTGTTATTCCAGTATATAGGACCAATAGAAAAATCATTTAGATTTTGTTTAGAATAAATATCAGACTTTGATATGAAATCTACCATTTGTTAAAATATTCTTGTATTAATTCTTTAATTAACTAATAAATTATTTTTTCAATTTTATTTAATTAAATTAGTTTAAAGTTATTTAAAAATTACCCATATATATATTAATATAAAATGACTGAAACTCAACTAAGTAAAGGGATTCCTTGTTCAGAAGAAGATTATCTAGATGAAGATCCAATTATCTCTTCACAATTATTTACATGTTTATCAATTTTTACTCCTAATTCAGTTAAAACTCCTGAAGGAGAAGTAATTGATACAGGTCATAAAACTAGAGCATTTAAAATTAGAGGTGTATATTCATCTTATGAAAAAGCAGAAAAGAGATGTGAAGAAATTAGAAAATTTGATAAATATCATCATGTTTTTGTAGGGGAAGTTGGAAAATGGTTACCATGGGATGATGATGCATCTAATGCTGAAGATGCTGTTTATGCAGAACCTAAATTAAATGAAATGATGAAGGCATATAAGGATTCCCAAGCAAAGGCAGCCGAGTACAATGAAGAAAGAAAAATGAAAGCCCATGCTGAAGCTATGAAAAAGAAGAAGGAACAAGCAAAAAAATCCAAGGAAGAAGAAGTTGCTAAATCCGTAGATCTAGATGGACTTACAAATGATATTATTACTAAAAATATTATTGAAGCAAACATTAATGGGAATACTTTAACATCATCTGAATTAATTGAAGATCAAGAAAAGCTAAATGAACTATCAGAAAAAGTTAAATCTGAACAAGATGCTTTAGCTGCTTCACAAGAAGTTGTTGTAAACAAAGAAGAAACAATTAATAAGATTGATGAAGAACTAGTCAAGGCTAAAAAATTATATGATGACTTGATGAATAAATATAATGCTGAAAAGTCTTCTCTTTAAATTAATTTCTAATACTAAAATAATGTTATCATTTAAAAACTTTATTTTAGTACTATTTGTGATTGGAATTGTAATAGTTACAATGGAAGTAACTAAAATGACATATCAATGCCCTGTAAAAGAAACCGAATATAAATATGTACCAAGATCTTTAGATATGGATTTAAAAGATTCTGCAGATGTTGATAAAATATTTAGAACAATGTTTCAATCTGCAGAACCATGGGTTGGATCATCTAGGGCAGATTCAAATAAATTTAGAAAAATAGAAGCAAAAAAATTAGATCAAAATTTTAAACAAGATTTAATTAAATCAAAACTTGGTGAAAGTTTTGATCCAGCATATTTTTAAAACAATCTGATCAAGCTTGTTAAGCCATTCTGATCAAGCTGTTAAGCCATTCTGACTTTAACAACCTGGCGTCTTTTAGAACTGAGCATTGACCCAATATCAATTAATGGTGTTTTCTTTTCATGTTCAGGATCAAAATTAACATCATGGAATTTTAATGTTCGTGGAATTCCTACTTTAAAATCTGGTGTTTGCCGAGATTTAAACCAAAAAACTTTTTTATGTATATCAGTTGATCTGATACGATTGTCGAGTACCATACAACCATAATTATCGGTTACTTGAGAAAAGACCTGATCAAAAAGATCAAATTTTGGAAAAATACCTGCATAATGTTCATGTATTTTTCTTCTTGATGAATATGTATCTTCACCTAGTAAAAAGATAAAATCAAAGTTATTTCTAAGTTCAGGTTGAATACCGATTGCATATTGCATTGCTAAAATAAATGTAAGTTGAAAGTGTCTACCTTCATTAAATATAGATAAAATATTAGGATCTTTCAACCATAAATGTTTGGAGCTCATACAATCATCCATAACTAGATATGCTCTTGGATCTATTGGTTTTTTTTTGTTTTTTTCTCTCTCTTTATTTTTATCAATAATTAGTTTTTGTCTATGAAGTACTTTTGGAATAATTTCTTCTTTGTACTCATGGTGAATATATGTTGCAGGTATAATATCATCATAAAATTTAGTCATTTTATCTGTAGGAGCAATAACAGTACCACATGGTACACGAGTTTTTGATAAATAATATAAAATTTCACGAATAACCCATGATTTACCTGATCCAGATTTAGCAATCATTGCAATTCTAGGATTAACAAATTCACCACTATCATTAACAACTAATTTTTTTAAATCAAATTTTTCAAGTTGTAAAGTCTGACCTCCAATATTATAATCTCCTAACGCACTCATTAGATATATTAAATGGTTAGATATTTTTTATAAAGTAATTTATTTATCTAATTGAAAAAAAATGGTTGAAAAAGTACCTAACCGATTAATCTGGTTTTTATTAAAAATTAATTTAATTTTTAAATAAAAATCTATAAATATAATATACTATGACCCAATATATTAATTTACAAGGGGGATCTGGATCTAGACGATCTAATCCCTTTAGCAACAATAATAACAATAATAGACGTCGACTAAATAATACTAATTCTGAAAATAGTAATTTGAGTAATTGGTATCCAAGTACACCTCCACAAGTCCAAAACTCAAATCCAAGTACACCTCCACAAGTCCAAAACTCAAATCCAAGTACACCTACAGATCAAGCCATAATTAGAAGTGATATACCACCAGGACTCCTACGTTCATCTAGATATAATTTCCCACAAATAAATGA